CACCATTAGGACCAGTGGAAACGAGATTAGCGATGGTGAACTGACCTGGGTTAGCATTGCTAGTGACTTGAAAACACGGTGAATTAATGGTTCCGCTGTGAATAATTGAGGAATATTGAGTAACTTGAGTTGTACCTGGAGGCAAAATGAAGTTGACGGCTTCAGTTCGAAAAGCATGGTGTAATGAAGTCTTAATACTATTACCATCACAAAATCGAACATATTTACCACTCAATTGCAAAGAATGAAGATTCGTAGTTTGAACAATTAATCTTTTAATATAATTGTCTTCATCCTTACTAACGCCACGTCGACCTTTTACAATTAATTTGCCACTATTATCTTGAATCGATTTACGTGGTTTAGATAAGTTAGAGGTTTGGACTAAAACTTGTGTCGTGGCTTGAGCGATCTTCTTCTTAGCTTTCTTAGGAAAATAAGCTTTCTCAGAGTTCTTTTCAGTGATGACAATTTTAGAACGATTGCCATTTCTAATTTTTTGAGGTTTTTTCTTATTTTCACTCGCAACAGCAATTTCACCTTTATAAATGCTCCATTTTTCACAATCAATATGTTTGTATTCCTTGTCGACGTAGGGACAGTGATACATGTAAAAAGCATGTTTGTAATCACTATCGCAATAAATGACAAATACGAAATCACAAAAGTCACCAAAGTTGATGTAAGTGGAAGTTTCAGGACATTTAAGCATAATAGCAATACTACGATCTGCACACAGTTGTGAAAATAATGTACGTGTATAAACTACATCTGGTATTGTTATGCCGTGGGCCCGGAATAAATGAGGGACACAAAACTTTGGTGAAGTCTTAATTGTTTCTTTTTGGGTTTTACTTGTCATTTTTGTGGATGAGTTTTTGTTTTTGTTTACAAACTCATTAACCCCAAAATGGGGTTGTGTGCCAAATGGCACACATTTAGTGTGAAACACACTCAACGGATTTAAGACATCTAAATACACGTCTTGAATCGGCGTTGAGTATGGTGTGCATAAGTTGCATAACCACATGAACAATAAAATCAGAATCATTAACTTTAGAGACTTGTTTCTGTTGCCTCCGATGATAAACTAAGTTGTTAGCCAACGTAAATGAATATTGTTCTCTAGAGAAGGCTTCGCGATATTGTTCTTTCCATCCAATAAAATACTCATGAAATATTGATTGATCGTGTTGCTGAGAGAAATCTTGTGAGTAAGAAACCAACTTGGCAGCACCCCTTGTAATAACAGGAGAAGAAATGACATCATAAATGCGATGACAAAATTCAGGGTGTGTGTCAAAAAATTCAGGCTTACATATCACCTTTGCAGCATTTAAAAATTCAAAATTCGGATTGAGAGTAAAATCACCAACAACCATTGAATCATCACCTTTGAATTGGCCTGCATACAAATTTGGGTACATGAGCAAATTATAATAAAGGCTTGTAACAGTATTCAAAACTAATGTCCAAGCATGACCTGAAGACAACATGAAATGTATATCAGCTTTTATACGCAAAGTCAAATGACTAGTGCGCCAATTGATGGAACAATTTAACATGATATATAACAAAGATTCCAAATCAAGGTCAAAACCAGCCAATGAACCCAGTTTTTGCATAAGTATGCAAAAGAAACGAATTGTAGCATAAGAAGCAGTTGCGTCCATCTCAGTGACATCATTACAAAAAACCTTCTTTCCTCTCATAAATTTATAAAAATGTGAATCAGAGTATTGTTGAGTTATTCCATCAGTGCACAAAAATAAAAACTCTGGTCGAACAAAATTTTTAAGAAGATAATTCATTGTCCGTGCAAACAAACCATAATAAAGTGAATAGAGACTATGGAAAGAGTTAACAGACTGACCAGCTTTAATCTTATCAAATGCAGGTTTACCAAATGCGTTTTCCAATTTTTTTTGTGTCTTAACCAAGAAGGTCGTTGAATTAGGTGCACTATTAACAAAATCTTTAATGTCAATACGTGAAATGCCACCTTGTTTCTGCGTTTGCTTAACAAAAAAGGAAAGCCAAGCATGAACAACAACATCTTCTTGTGTGGAAGCACCTAATGGATTATCACTAATTCTGATTGTCTTAAAGGCACGGTCAGCAACAGAATCTATGCTCTCAACAACATTATGAACAGTACCGTAAACTCGACGCATCTGTTTAATAAAACCAGAAATGGTGTCAGCTTTCGGTTGATTAAAACGCAATAAAAGTGTGACACTGTTCCAATAAGCAGATGATGATTTGTGTTCAATACCATACTGCATTGATGTGAACGCAAGTTTCTTTTTTAAAACAGGTGCATGAGCAAGATGTTGTATGGGAATTTGAATGTTTGAATGATTTCTTTTGGTGTAATTGGAAACATCGATGTTGCGATTAAGGAATTTAAAATGTCCACAAATTTTAGGTTGAAAAACATTAGCCAATATGCAAGAGAGATTTAAAATGGTGTATCTAGAAAAGGGTGGAGCATGAAAATATGTATACTGAGCAAGATGTAAATTAGTAGGATCAGGCACAACTTTCAAAACTTTAGATGTGTTTAAACCAGTAGCACCAAAATTACCATTATTATCACCATCGCGTATAAAAGCACCATCAGTTTCAACAATCTTCGCACCGACTAATTTCGTCTTATCTCGCAATGTATTTTCTCTAAGATCAACGGAATTTTTATAAGCAAGGTAAAATGTTTGTTCGGAGTAAAAATCATGTGTTCTGCAAAACCTTGAAATAGCAAAGCGCTCTTCTCTCGAAAATCTCAAAGAAAATTTAAAAGGTTCAATTTTTGGGATGTTTGGATCAATCTGAGTTTTATTATCAATGACAAAAACTGTATTAAGTTGTGAAGCACTTTCAGATTCATTATAATTGTTCTCAATAAAACATGTGGCTGTTCCTTTGACAAATAACATAAAAAGAACACGACATAACAATCGAACGCAATATAATGTGAGATTACTAACAGAGCAATTAATGTCAATGAGAATAGCTATAGCTGGATGTTTACGGCATATATAACTAATGACAAAAATAGCTAGAGCAATAGGATTATACAGTGAAACAGTTAGGAGTAAAGCGAATTTTGCGGTGTCAATATGTTGCCTAGAGAAATATTGAGAAAGGAACAATTCAAATAAATTCACCAGGACATAAGCACAGATGCCGAGCGGTAAAGGCATTACAGAAATAGCGGCATGAACAAGATGATTTCCAAAATGAGAATGAGTATCAAAAACAGCATTAGAAATATGACCACCAAAGAAATGTTTATATATCTCCTCACAAA